CGCCAATAAAAATCGCCGCCTTGGATGAAGACGGCGATTTGCTGTTAATCCCAGACTTTTGGCAAGAGGTTATGGAAAACCTTGAGAGCTGGGAAGAATTTAGCTCCGGCGACGGCGACCCAATTTCATCGAGCCTCTAGTAGTCGATTTTCTAAGAGCTGATTCAAATGCGCCTTTGCTGTAGGCAGTTCGTTTTGCGGCGGCCTGTTTTCTGCCCTGACTTTGTTTAAACGTTCTGGTTTGAGTAAAAGACCCGCCCTTACGAGCCAGTGCAGACTTGCGCCGTGCGCCTTCTTTCTTTTTAAACGCAGCTTTTGCAGCGCGTCCCGCCTTCACGGATGTGCCGCCGCCTTTCCCTGATTTCTGAAAAGCTAAATCAGACTTACGCGGCTTCTTTGACTTGCCACTGCTAGCGCCGGTTGAGGCAAAACGCCCTTTCTTGTCGCGCTTATACCGACGAGCCATGACCGTGCCGCGTTTTCTTCAGTTTAGATCAATGGCTCAAGAGTCAACCGCTTCATCCTTTTTTGCGGGCTTTTTCTTTGCAGCAGCCTTTGCCTTTGGCTTTTCGCCTTGCACCGTGAATTGATACTTACTCGGCAGCTTTGCCATAACGACGTTGCAACTGCGCCAAGGTTAGCTCTGACCCATCCTCTCTAACAAATCTGCGGATGGCATCGGTCGGGCCAATCTTTTTAGACAAATAATCGAAGTATTTGGAACGAGAACCCAAAATCTCTTGCTGCTCTGCTTTGGGCCGCTTGCTCAACCATTCGCCGTAAGTCGTGCTTTCAGGAACCAACCCGCTTGCACTTGCCCGTTCATCTTCTGGCGGCGGCTCAATACCAAGCCCCTCATAATCAACAATGGGCACAATCTGAGACCGACAGTTGAAATGCTGTGGCGGCATTGGTCCCTTGCCATACTCATGGATCGTTCCGTCCAAAGCCCTGCAGATTGCAGACGTTCGACCATCCAACGTGGCGCTGTACTTATATTTTTTGGTTACCTCTTGATTTGCCTCAAACACCTTTTCACTTGCGGCATTGGCAACTTGATTGATGCTGGTTCTGATCAGCGTTCTGATCTGATTGTCTGCCGGAATTGTCGCCTGACCGCCTGCCGCCAAGATCTGATTAATGCTTCCAGGCTGCCCTTTCTGCAAGCGACCTTTCAGCCTTTTGACAATGGATTCAGTCGTTTCGCCTTGCTGCAGTCCGTTGCGCACAGCTTGACCAAACAATGCGGTTTGACGTTCGCCTAAATCTTCAAACGCCTTTTTCAATACTTGCCCATTAGGCAGAGTCAATGTCACGCCATCAGCAATCGTTACCCTTAATGCTGCAGGCGCTCCAGTCACTGCAGCCTCTAAATCATCGCTAAGGGAAACGATGCCGCGTTGCGTCGGATCAACCGTCACCAATGCTTCCGCAAAGTTCGGCGAGATGACGATCTCATTGACCTGATCACGCATTCCAACCGGAAGCGCTTTCCTCAGCTGACGCTCAACAAAACCAGCTTCAACGCCTGCCAACTCTTCTAGTTCAGCAATTGACAGCGACGTGCTGCTTTTTGCCCATTGGCTAATGCTGGTCTTTAACTGCCCTAAAACTGACCGCAACCTTGCCGCCTTTTGCGTTGGTGGCAATCCCTCAAGCAATTGCAGCTGCTCAATAGCATCAACCATTAAGTCGTTGTAATTGTTGATGATGCGCTTGGCAACGCTGTTGCTATACCTGTTCAGGTCAATGGCATTTTTGTAAAAATCTGCCGGTGTGCTCATTTCTCTTCAAAGCCGAGATTTGCAGGGTCTTCGATGCAAATGATTGAGACATCAGCGCCTGCACGCAATGCGTTTCCCACGATGTCAGAGAACTCCATGATTACGTCGGCGTTGTAAGTGTCAATCTTGCATTCGCTAACTCCGCACACTTTGCCGCCATCAAACCATGTAATCCTTACAACCGCATAAAACTCATTCTCTAGATCCTGCCTTGAATAAAAGAGCAGGCGCCGGATTGGCTCTTCAGGCTCTTCCGGCTGGCGCTTGCATAATTTATCAAGCCAACTCATCAGCACTCTCCGGCTGCGCTTCTGGCATTGTGGCCTCTGCCTCCGGCTCTTGTCTTGGTGTTGGCTGGATTGTTTCAATTAATCCGCCTGCCTGTGTCGCCTCTAGCTCGTTCTCAACGTCAAAGTCATCGCCCAACACTTCGCCTGCCTCTAGTTGAAGCAACAACGTTTCTTGAGTGATTGTTCCAGCGGTGTAAAGCTGCAACAACGCTTGAATCTCTTGCGGGTCCAAGCGCATACCCATGAAGTCACGATTAACAAGGCAGCTGCCGGCGTTTGCTTCCTGCATGTAATCAGCATGGAAGCGCAAGCAGTTGTCGATCATGTCTTGCATCTGCTGCGCAACAACCATCATCGTGCTGTCACCTTGACTGCGGTCAATGCGCTTGGCCTCTGCAGTTTCACCAACGAGCTTGGCGCCAAGGACAGCGGCTAGACCTAACTCATTGATCTGTGATGCGATCTGCTCAAGCCTGCGGAACTGCGCGTCATAGCTATTGCCTGCGGGCTCGATGTATTGCGCTGATGATCCCTCCGGCAATGCAAGCGCTTCGCCCGGCCCTGCGCTGATCTCTTCAGCTGCTGCTGGAAAACCAAACAAGGCAAGCATCGGCACAGCAGAAATGTGCAACTGATTGCTTAGGTCGGATTGAACTTGATAGTGCTGCAGATTTAACTCAGCAATATCCGCCAGCGGTGGGATTGATTCCAACACTCCCATTCGATTTGAGTAAGCCACGCTGAACGGAATCTCGCTCAAACTTGTGCGACCTTCATCAACAACGCGAAACTCGCCTTGATCATCCTTTTGATGGATCTCAAAAGCGCCAGGCGTCAGCACTCGCACTTGCTCAACTTGCTTTTCGCCGTACAGGCCGTCAGGCACAACGATTTTTTCAGAAAGGCGAAGTTGAATCAGCTCTTGCTTGCCGTCTTTCAATTCAACGCGCCAACCAAGAATGTCGCGCGGTGTATAGCTCACCCAATATGGGCGACCGTTCTGACCAGCAGCGGGAGCATCAACCAAAACGCCAACATGCCCATAACGGATGCACTGGCGAGAAACAGAAAAAAGCCAGGTCTGTAAATCATTGCCCTGCAGGTCAACATCAAACAGTTGCTCTCGAATGACGTCTGACACATCGTCAAGACGTACGGGCTTGCGCGTCAACATGCCCGCCAACATGCGTTCAAGCCTGACGTAATAAGGCGCCAAGACAGAACGCGCTAGGCGGTTGTCATAGCTGATGTCTTGTTCTCTTGGTTCCTGCGGAAGAAACTTTCGATGACCTTTACGGATCTTGTACGTTCCGCCAAGCAAGGTTTCAATGAGACCCCAATGCGGCTCCATGTTGACCCAAGCCGTATTAGGGTCACTGACCTGAGTGACGTTGCTGACACGTTGCCGCCCAGAAAACCCTGAATACACAGTTAAATCCCGCCCGATCTCGTCAGCTTAGTAGAGACGAATGCCTGTGCCTCCTCCTGCTCTCGCGTTAATCATGCTGAAGTCTCTGTAAACCAGATAACCCAAAGCATCATTCATGTGATCATATCCAGCGTCTTTATCAGGCTCACCCTTTTCTGTGTAGCTCTGAAGCTCTAAACATTCGATCGTTCTTTTACAGCTAGCCGCAATCTGAAGCCTTACTTCGCCTTTCCCATTTTCCAGCAAAGCTTGAACAGAAGCCACCCGATCGCGGACGGGAGGATTTGCTTTCGGTGATTGATTGCTGAACCCATACGACTGGAGAATCTGTATATCGGTTCGAGAGGCATTCGTGCTTCGATTGCCGCCAGATGCGTCAGGGTAGATGTAAACCTGACGTCCATCAGCTCGGTGTTGTATTTCTTTTGCCATGGCGTCTGTGTCATGCGCGCCGCTGATCTCATCGATCAGTAGAAGGTTGTTCCCAAGACGAACACCAATGACAGCTGACATATTGCCGATATTGAAGTCAACGCCGATTCTTAAGGGCTCGTTGCTGACGTCTGGAATATCGGTTGTGATGTGCTTTGTGCGGTCAAAACGGTCATAGACCTGACCAGTTGTGAGGTTGCAAAATTGGCCTTCTAAGTAAGCCTGCAACAGGCTTGGATCATAGTTGGCTTGCAGCCGTTCGATGAAGTCTTGAGGCAGATGGGGATTGTCTGCCGAACGCATCCTAATGAGCTTTCGATCAGGGCGCTGCTGTGCCTCTTCAGTGCCAAAGGTGTTCCACATCCAGCGGAAACCCTCTGGCGTTGATGCGGCACCAAACTGGCGCACGTTGCCAGAACGCAAACGGCCAAGGATCTTTGGAAATGCCTTTTCTGCAATTGCTGGCGTCACCGTGTCGATCTCATCAGCCAGCACCCAAGCAAGGTTCAAGCCGATGATGCGTGACCAGTTTTCAAATGATCGACAGAGAATCTTTGTGTCGCCGCCTGGCAAATGCAAAACGTATTCAGGCAATGGCGACGCTCTGAAGGTGTACGGAATGTCGTATTCCTCTAAAAACGACTCAAAGTCTGTTTGCCAAATATCACGGATCAAGGGACCTGTCGGCTCCATGACGCAGCCAATAAAGCCTTGATTTAAGGCAGACAGCACCACAGCCTTGGCAACCAAACTGCGCGTCTTACCGGCTCCATAGCCTGCAGACAGGCCAATGATTTCTGTCGTTTGATCATCGACAAAGGCAAGCTGACCAGGATGCAAATCAGCTTTGATTCGTTCGACAAGCTCAACTGTGCTTTCCTGAGTTGGCGGCGTTGCGAACGCTAGAAGCGGCTCATCCTCTGCGATGCCAGTAAGCAGCGACATCAGATGTCAAAGCGCAGCAGCTTGGCTTGAGTCTCCAAAGCCTTGATTGCGACTTGCAAGTTTTCGTCGCGGCCTGCCTTTTGCTCGTATTTAACAAGCCGTGCGATTGCAGCAGCCAACCATTCTGGGCGTTCAATCTCTGAGTCTTTAGCGATGAGCTGTCTTGCCCGTTGCATGTAGATGTCTGCGGTTCTTTCGCTGACACCCCACTGCTCTGCCGCGTATTGCAGAATTTCAAACCGTGAATATGACTTAATTAACAAGCCATAAACCGCGTTAACGCGAGCGGTCATTTCTGCGTTAGTTGATTTGTTAAACGACTTTTTACCCATGCCCTGGAGTTTACAGGGAATTGAGCAGAGGCTAGCTCAAGAATGAGTGCGCAAGTGGTTTTTGCGCCAGTAGTCCTGGAGTTGATGAACCTTGGGTTCAATCAAGTGCATCGAGCTGACAGTGCCTCTGAACTCGCCAACGGTGATCTGAACCGATCCATCTGGAAGGGTGAGGATTTTTGGATTTGGCGTAGGCGACCCAGAAGGCTCGTTCATAACGGCGAAAGGCGTTGAGTTCATTTTGACGTTGTTGAGCGCGAAGGGAATCGTCTTGAGTCATTTGAAAACGCCCTGCTGCGATTGAACAGCAGGGCCGAGAGGGTTTAGCCGTCTAACAGGGCAAGCAGCTTGTCGCCTGGCAAGGCTTTCGCCCCAGGCGGCAGAGATTTGATTCCTTGCGCAATCAAAAGCCTGCCAGCTTCTTTGTTAGTGGTGAAATTCGCCACTTTGCCAAAGACTTCAATTTGATCCGAATCGTTCAAGAAAGTGTCGATTCTTATGGAGCTAGTTGATTGGGCTTGAGTCGAGCATTGAGGCTGCAAGTCTGGCTCAGAAGTTTCAATAGAAATTTCAGTTTGCAGCAAAGGTTTTTCTTCCTTTAAAAGTCGCGAAGGCTCAAATGCATCGGATAGAGGTTGCAAGCCATTGGGGCAAGGATTGCCGAGATAATCGCCCTCCCTGCCTTTTTTAAGTGGACCCCAGACAAGGACCGGATCACCGGTCTCAAGACTTGCAATCCACTCTTGCCCTTGGCAATTGCAGATTACAGTTTCACCCGCCATTTCATGAGGTGAGCTGACCTCAAGAATTGATAGATCTTTTCGATTGCCCGCTGGGCGTTTCCAGAAGCAGAGAATTTGTTCTTTAGCCATGGTGGTGACGAAGATACGTGATGAGATTTGTTGTCGGGGGATAGATCGGCACACACTCGAACCGCCCTGCCTTTCCTGCTCCATCCGCAAGTGTTGTATAGCTTTCAGCCTGGGTTACCCAAAACCAGGCATCAGGCTCCCCGACGATGGCTAATAGTCTGGAGCCTCTTCAATTAGAAACGTGAAGCCGCTTTCGATGGCTTCGTTTTTGAACTGTTGAAGCTCGTTTTTTGAGTAGGCGTAATCATGCCAAACAAGCTCCTCATCAAGGAATGCTTGGAAGTGATAGCCGGTTGGATTTAGGAACTGATCAAGGCGACCACGAATAAGACGGAGCATCATTCGACCTCAATAGGTGTGCTGTCGATGTTGAGAGTGAAGCCCTGGCTGTAAGCCTGCTCAAGGATGGCGCGTTTTTCGTTGACATCATCATGATCCACCCAACCGTCCCATTCAAGCGAGCCGGTTATTGGATTTTTGGCTTCGTAATAGTTGACGAACTTTGTTTGCGATTTTGGCAATGAGTCTTCGTAGCGTTGCTGACTTTCGTAGCGGTTGAGAGAATCGTTGTGAAAATCCATGGTGATTGCAGTGGACAAGGTTGAGCTAGATAACTGGCGGAAAGTGAAAGAAGCTTTAGAAGCTGCTGGCAAGACTGATTCGATGTTTTATCGAAGAGCGCTCGCGATATTGCGAGGCGAGCGCGACCCGCTGCGCTGATCAATCAAATGAATTGACATAGGAAGGCTGACCGTCCCAGATCCTGTAAACGTGAATGCGGTCAAAAGCGCATTGAGTGCCATCATTATGGTGCTGAATTTTCATGCGAAACACGCAGCGATCAGGCGCTTCGATCAATGGGTTAGGCATGGCAGTGCCTTGGCCATGAAAAGTTTCAGTTGTGAATTTGGCTATAGGACGCAGCCAAACACTTTTTGCGCTAATTCGATCAACAACAAAAAAACTGACATGGGTCATAGTGCAGCCGGACTGGCCGTAAACAATTTGACCTGTTTGAAAACTTTGAGCTGTAGCAGTTGAGCTAGTCATTTGCTTGAGGTGTGTGGCGTCCCCGCCTGATGTCCATAGTATGGCATACCAGTGGCAAGACGTCAAGCACAAAAAAAGGGGCCTTGCGGCCCCGGTGGTTATTTAGTGGGTGGCCGCATGTCGTGCCACAGCTCGGCCTTGAGATCACGCAAAGCGTCTTTCAAGTTTTCGCCGTGGGCAGAGCAAACGCGATCCACGCCTTCGAAATCGAGCCAGTCCAAGTTGACGTGAATAAACACGCCATCAGCGCCGACCCAGTTTTCGTATGAGTCGCACCAGGGAGCCGACTCAAGGTCGGCATAGGTGCGCGGGAACTTGAAGCCTTCCATCATGATTCAACTGTCGAGGTGCAAGGGGTCTCCCCCACACTTATTATGGCATACCAGGCATAGGGTGTCAACCCATCGCCCAGTTCCGCGCTGTAGTGGGACTGACGCGCAATCGCTGCGCGACAGCCTTGTAAGTCAAGCCTTGGGCGCGTAAGCGCTTGGCGTTTTGTTTTGGCGTCAGGCTGAGGCGCCAGAGAATGATCAGAGGAATCATCAATAACGCCACCGCCGTTGCCAAGAGGCAAGTGATGGTTGTCATGGGATTAGTTGTTGATCAGGAGCCGTGGCGCTCAACTGAACAGCGCAACCATAACAACTGGCATACCACCTGTCAATCCTTTTCGCTCAAGGCACAGATGACAGTGGCAACGATCGGCTCAAGCTGATGACGTGGAATGCAATGGTATTGACGCTGCACAGCACTGATCGCCTTGTCGATCGCCTTACGCCCGCGAGACACCACAACAGGCTTGTAGGCGGGAATCTCTGCTGTCTGGCCTTCAGGGGTCAACACAAGCTTTCTCAGCAGCTCCTGGCGACTGACGCCACGATCCAAAGCCTCTTTGTTCAAGTATTGGCGCTCCTCTTCAGTTAGGCGCAAATCAACGCGGATGGGCAGAGCACGGTTGCAGTCAGGCATGTTTTAAGTGGGACCGTAAGTGGGACCGTCAGAAATCAAACGGATCAGAAGGTTCAGCCTTGAAAGGGCTGGATTCACAAGCGCGGATGTCGAGACCCCATCGCAGGTTGCCGACAGTGATCATCGAGTTACCGAGCTTGGCAGCGCGCAGGTTATCCGAACTGCTGCCATCAGCAACAACCCAACCGTTCGACCAATCACCGTTGCGAAATAGCTCAACAGGAGTGCCAACAGCAGGGGGTGTCAAACCCCCCTCAACAGAGGATCCCCCGTCACTACGTGTCAAAGGTGTCAAAGGTGGCAAACCCTCTTTTTCATATACGCGCGCGACAGTTTGGGACGTTTGGGACGTTTGCCACCCCTCCAAGGAGGATCCTCCTTTGGGCCGATACAAAGGCGATGGGCGACCGCCTAGTGCATTCGCTTCGGTCATTCCCGCCTCTTCAATCAGACCCTTGCGAACCAACCCGCGCAGACATCGGCTTGTCTTGTTCCGTTCAAGGTTGAAATGCACCGCAATCTCAGTTCCTGCAACGGTGAACTCTCCAAGAATCCAGCGCTCTTTGATGTAGTCAAAAACATCAGCCTGACGGCCCTGCAAATCGTCTGCCGCCTCTTGCATGGCCTCAGCAGCTAAGACGCTCTCACCATCACCGTGATGAATCCATCCATCGTCTTGCAGTTCAATCAGCAGCGTTGTGCCTTTGGCGCGGCCTTGCGTCTTCAACACAACGCGATGATCTGATTGTGTCTGCCCCTCAGCAGGCTGCTTAAACCAGTTCATGAGGATTGTCAGGCTTGCCGCTGCCGGAAGCGCATTGCTGCCTCTGCTGGCGTTTGTAGCGTTGCCACCGCTCACGCTCTTGTTGGTGTGATGGATCATCGCCAGCGTTGCCTTATGAGGCGCCAAAGCCTCAGCTAGCTGCCTTGCTGGTCCGTCAAAACTTGATGCCGCCTCTTCCAGCCCTAATGGCGCGCAACAGGCGTGATACGAATCAAGCAGGAACAACGACCCAGGGTTGGCCTCTGCGATTTCGCCAAGGTGTGAAATTCCTTCCGCTGTTAGGTGCAACGGCGCTCCTGTATGCCAAAGCATCTCAATCGGTCCTGCCAGGTTGCCGTCACGATCAATCAACCCCTCGCGGGCAAAAAGTGTGTGCCAATCGCTTTCTGGTTGGTCTGTGCCAATGATGAAAACCTTGGGGCAGAGACCATGCAGAGGTTGGCCTAAATAAGATTCCTCACCGTGAAACCATGCGCTAATCATTCCAACCATCAGAGCTGATTTGCCCACCTTTGGTGGCGCAACCAACAGGTTGAATGTGCCAGACATGATGACACCTTCCCACGCCCAAGGCGTTGGAGTCGTGTCCATTTTCTCGCCACGCATTCGCGGCGAACAAACACCATTGACGGCACCTTCTGCTTTTGAAAGAATGATTGCCGCCGTCTTTTCGTTGATCGGGCAACCAGACTCGTCGGCATATAGCCGCAACAGTTGCGATCGACGGAGAGGATCTGTCTCGTTACAAAGGACGGTGTTTGCGTGTTGGTCTAATCGGTTGAGTAGATCCTGATGGTCTTTGAGGCTGTCGGGAATCGTCCCGATGTTGCTTGAGTCGTCTTGTGTAGTGTCCATCCTTGGCTTTTGTCGGTGAATAGAAGTCGAACTGCGAATAGACGCCAAGGCGTTCGAGTTCTTTGAAGGCTTTCAGCTCATCGCTTGATTCGTAGGGGTGTTGCTTGTCCCACTCATCAATGGCCTGATCTGATCGCTGTTTTTGCGTTCTGCTGTAATACCCGACTATGGCCAAGTCGTCGTCATATTCAGCCGGGAGACAATAAGGAATCCACTGAAGCAACTCAAAGGCGATTTCTTCTTTGTCGTAATTAGTCACGGACAAGCGGTTCAGGCTCTGAGGCGATGGCCTTCTGAAGTAATAGATTTACCCATCCTGTGCGCGTCACACCGATTGGCTTTTTGCGGTCAATCTCTGCGAGCACCCTTGGATCAACACGGACGACACTTGAGACAATCGCTTCTGGATTTGGCACGTTTTGGGCTTGCTTTGCTGGCAGAGTGTGCCCATAGTGAGCCGGCAATGCAACCCCTTTGTGCTCGATCCGATTCCAGAACTGGACTTTTTTGAAAAGGAGCATCGATATAGGTGGCGCGGAAACTGGATTCTGAACAACGTTTCAGACATCACAAGTCGCGAGTTGACGCCATACGCCAAAGCTCAAATGGAAAGGTACAAGCACGGCCCTGACGGCTGGCAAGCAAGGGGTGATGCCTGCCATCGATCTCTGGAATCGTTTTTGAAAAATGAACCACAAGTGCATGATGAACGCTGGAACCCGTGGCTAGACACGTTGCTTGCTGATGACCTGTTCAAAGGCATCGAAGTTTTAGCGACGGAATATCGCGTTGTTGATCGATACAACAACGTTGCCGGAAGCCTCGATTTTTGCTTGCGCTACAAAGACGACCCTGGCTTTGTCATCCTCGGCGATCTCAAAACAGTTAGCAGCAAAAAAGCTGTGTCAAGCCGTAAGCCTGCAACGGCGCAACTTGGGGCCTACGCAAAAATGCTTGAGCTATGGCATCCAAACATTTGCATCACTGAATGCGTAACCGTTGTCTCAGGGCCAGATAAATGTAAGGTCATAAGGCAAAGCCCTCAAGACGAGTGTATCCCTGCATGGGAGGAAGCTTGGGGCCACTTTGAAGCCACGCAACCTAAGTTTGATTTTTGATGAAGTGCCCCAAATGCAACATGAGTTGGCTCAAGGTTATAGAAAGCCGCCATACGACGGCAGAGGCGATCAGTAGGCGCAGAAAGTGCATGATGTGCGGTCACCACTTTGCAACGGCTGAAATTGTTGTGCCCAAAGAAAGTATTGCTTGGGTCAAGAGTGACCGTAGGAACCGCTCTAGCTTTGCGGTTGACCCAACGCTCTTGTCGCACCTTGTAAACGAAAGCCATGCTTCCGATAGCGAACGCTCCAAGAAGTGACATAGCCAAAAGCTTGACAGGTATGCCATGGCAGGCCATCATGTCGAGCAAGGCGCGAGCCTCCACACTCCAAGCCAATGAAAAACTACCAATCCAACAAGCTGCGCTCTGGGTTTTATGACCCAACGCGCAGTAAAGCCAAAACCAACGTTATTGTTTCAATCGTCTTTGCTTTAATGCTTGGCGGTGCTTTCTGGTACAGCCTTACATCAACTCTTGACCAGCAACAACGTCAGCACTGTGAGCAAGGTTGGCAGCGCGCTTGCGAAAGCCTTAAGAAATGAGTGGTTGTAGCTCTTGGAACACGCGGCCTCAAGAGGTTATTGACGCTGCTAAGGCCAGAGCGAAAGCGGCTCTAAAAGAAAAAAACCCAAAGCTTACAGCGCTTGAAAAAGCGTTTTACGAAGCTTACAAAAAGCACTTGTAATCATGGGCATCCTTATCCCCAAAGGTGTAAGTCCCATTTATCCAAACAACTAACACCAAGCACCATGAAATCTGTTGCCATCAACCTTGATGATGATCGCGCCGCCAAGCTGCAAGCGCTTTCTGACTCAACCTCTGGTCACTCATCACAAGTACAAGTTGCAGGTCAGACCTTTGAAGTTGAGCAGCGTAAGATTTCACCGTCTGCCATCGCTAATGGCCTTCTAAATGCAGCAATCGACAACGCCCACAGCCAGCTGCCCCAATAGCTTTACGTTCACTGTTCTTGGCAAGCCTGCCCCACAAGGCAGCAAACGCCACGTTGGCAATGGCGTCATGGTTGAGTCGAGCAATCGATGCAAGCCATGGCGTCAAGACGTAAGGCACACTGCGATGGAGTTGATTCCTGATGGATGGTATGCCAGAATGGAAGACGCAATGCTGCTGTCTATCACGTTTGTTTTTGCTCGCCCCAAAAATCATTTCAGAACAAACGGTCAGCTAAAACCATCGGCACCAAAGCATTGCATTTCACGCATTGGCGATGTGGACAAATTAAGCAGGGCTGTTCTTGATGGCCTTACTGGTATTTGCTTTCACGACGATGCAGCCGTAATTAGTCTCATTGCAAACCGCCGCTATGCAACTGCAACAGAATCTCCCTGCGCAATCATCACCGTTACAGCCGTTAGTTGAAGCGCTGGTTGAGTTTCACAAAACTGTTCCACCAATCAACAAAGGGTCTCAAGCGCAGTATGGGAAGTTTGCCGACCTTGAAACTGTTCTTTCAACTGTCACGCCTCATTTGATTAAGAACGGGTTGATTGTTTCGCAAGGCTTTGAGCCAAGCAGCCATGACAACAACCCTGTGCTCATCACTCAGCTTTGCCACGTCAGCGGGGCTCAACTCATCAGCAGGCTGCCAATGATCGTTGGCGGTCGCGGCAAAAATCCGTTGCACGATTTTGGCGGAAGCTGCACTTATTCACGCCGTTATAGCTTGCTTGCCATCCTTGGCCTCACAGCTGATATGGATGTTGACGGTGACTTTGCCGACAGCTCTGTAAGCAACGAATCAGCAAAGCCAGCATCAAGCCCAGCGCCTAAAGTAGAAGGCGTTGCAAAGGACGATCAACCGCTGAGCGAAAACGATCGCAACCTATGCCTTGGCCTAGTCAAAGAACTCGAGCCGGACGGTCTTGCGCGATTTTGTGAAGACTTTCGACGGAGTTTTAATCTCGGGGCAGGAGACAAAGTCGCTCCTGCTTTGACAAGCGTCAAGCATCAAAATTGGATGAATGAAAACATGCACAAGTATGTCTGACATCAATGAAGCCCAACCAATTGACATCACAGGCGCGGCCAATTATCAGCGCGAAGCCGATTCCAAACGACGCCATCGGCATTTTCAAGTTCGGCTGGATGACCAGCTAGCCGCTCAGTTGCAGCACTATGCAGATCAACGCCACAACGGCGTCATCAACGCTGCACTGATGACTTTAATTTCCAAATTCTTTAACGCAAAGTAATGCTCAACATCACTGCCCACGGCAACCTTGGAAGAGACCCAGAACTTAAAAACGTCAATCAGACTGAAGTTGCTAATTTCAGCTTGGCCGCAAGAACTGGCAAAGACGAAACTACTTGGATTGAGTGTCAAGTTTGGGGGAAACGCGCTCAAACTGTTTGCGAGTATCTTTCCAAGGGGGACAAGATCACAGTTGCAGGCCAAGGCAAAATTCGCGTTTATCAAAAAAAAGATGGCACCGAATCGCGCTCTCTTGATTTAAAAGTAAGCGATTTCACGCTGCCCTCTAAAAAAGAAACCGCCGAAGCTGCAAACAACGACGCACCCTTCTAAGGTTGATTTGCGAGACTCCAAGGGAAGCCCTGCGCTTCCCTTTTTTTATGCAGAAGCCAACGATGCGCAAGGTGATGCACGAGGGCATCTTGCAGTGGGAAATCAGCTACGCCGGAATGTGCCGCTACCATCGCCAAGATTGGCAAGCACAATGGCAATACAGCTATTTCATGCGCCTCAAGAATTGCGGACTAGACCCGGCTCACGCGCCTGACGATCCTTGCCCCTGATCCGCTGCAGGGGTTACCTAAGTGCCCTCAATAGTTGAAAGCTCATCAAGCCTAACGGCTCGCAGGCTTTACAGAGGCATTGATTCGTCAAGTGATGCAATATGACCCACCGCTTGTTTCAAGAGCTTGCTTTGATGCCAATGCTGCCTGGCCATTGCAACGCATAACTGCGAAAGCGTTTCAGCGTCGCTACAGCTTTGAATTTCTCTAACGGTTCGTTCTAGCTGCAGCTCTTCCTCAATGCTTTGCTCAACAATCATCCATTCCATTGGATCAGTCCAGTGATTGCAAGGTTTGCTTTAGTCGCTTCAACTCATCGTGGTGCTGTAGCGACTCCAATAGCTCTCGTTCAGATGAGTAAGGCTCCTCTGTGCGAAAACGTATGTAGTCACCTATAGCGGGAAACAACCAATCTTGCACTGGTAAGCAATACTGAATGTTGACGGGCTGAACGCAGTTGACAACAACTGTGCTCCAGAAAGCAGTCACATTGCTCCAGAAGACAAACCAGCTCATGCAACGCTCGGCATCACAGTGGCGTGATTGTTGTAATTGCCAGTGACGGCGTAACTATGCACGGGTACTTCCGACATTCGATGAAAAACCATTTGCCCAATTTTCATGCCGGGATACAGCGGCAAGCTGTGGTGACGGCGTTCATTCTTGAGCTCTAGCGTTAGCTTTGATCCGTGCCAGCCTGGATCGCACCAACCAGCAAGTAAATGATTAAGGCCGTCTCTGGCGCGGCTTGACTTGAGTACAAATTGAGCACTGATGTCGTCGGGGAGATTAAACAGCTCACATGTCTCAGCCAGGCAAAAGTGATTGGGTAGGAGCTTGTATGGGTCATCTTTTGTCTTATCTGAGATGTCGAACCTGAGCAACTCCTGCTGGTGCATCGTCTCAATCATCAAAAAATCCCCAAGCACTACGTCAAGGCTTGCAGGGTTCAGCAGCTCTGGATTAAAGGGAACAACCATCTGACTGCCTTCCGCCCTAGCGCGGATTTCCCAGTCACACAGAACAGTCATTCCGCCCTTGATAAAAATGCAGCCTAACGCCCATCAACAAGAATCACCCAACCCGTTCTCGGTCCTTCCACTTCAAAACGAGGTCTAAACTCTGCGCGCCTAACCAGTAGATTTCGCCCTGAATCCGCATTGACATGACCGCCTCTGATTAGATCCGGCAAACCACGCGGATCTTGCAACACCCATTCAGGGTCATTGCTATGACGGCCCCTAAAGCCAGACACAACGGACCAATGCCCGCAACCGGCTCCGTTGCATGACGGCGGCGCAGCTTTTGAAATGTCTCCCTTATGCAGCCATCCAACTAAGACAGGCCGACCCATCTCAATCTCTAATTCCAGCAGATCTGAATCACCGTCTCTGCGAAATTCAACGTCAAGACCCAAGCTTTCTAGCGCTTTGACTTGAGCTTGCACTGAAGTCGAATCACCAAATTTTGCACGAATGCGATTGTACTCATCATCTGTCTGAACTTTGCCCCAAAACGCCGCAACCATAGCGGCCGCTGAGCTGAGGCATTCTCGCCCGCCAAAACCTGAGGCGTTGTCAAGCTGGCTGAAGTAAGGCACTCTGACTTCTTGGTCAATGCCGCTTGCTTTCCAGGCTTCAAACCAGGCCGCATCGTCTGCCAGTAACTCTTCCGACATTGACTCTTCAAGCTGTTTAACAGCAGCCAACTGGTGGGGCGTACCACGGAAAAACCTAAAAAAAGGGAGCAACGATAGCGCCACGAACACAGCAAGCAAAATCAACTGGATCATGCCCACAAGTCGCGGCTTTTGCTAGATCGCCTTACTTTTCAACCCTTGATGTTGGGAAAAGGTTTTGACTGACAAATTCAACAAGCTTGTCGTCAACCGTGTTGTCAGTCGTTTTGCAGTAAGCCGTCAGCAGATCAACGACCAAAATCTTGACGCCTTTTGATTGCAAGAACCGAAACAGAATCGGACGAATCAACAGAAGCATCACGAAATTGCAGTTGGCAAAATTCTAGTGCCGATCGGTATGACCCTCTAGACGTGCAACTGAACGCTCCAATTCGTTCAATCTTGCAAAGACTTCCATGTCTTTGGTTTTGATGTCGTTGTGGAGAATATCTAGCCTTCCTGTCAGGTTGTCTACTGCTGTCGCTAGACGCACCAATGAATCTCTGCCTTGCTGGCCTTGGCGGTTGAATCCTGAGACTCCCAAGCCAGCCACTGTGATTGACGCGCCTGCAACGGCGGCCCAGACTTCAACCATGAACCGCCTCTTAACGCTCCTTCATCATGGCAGACCCTGCAGAAAAGCAACCGGAAGAGTCCAACTCGCGTCTAGGCGATGTCATCAAGGTTGTTTTGCTTGGATGGGCAATGGCAATTTTGACCGCCAACTATCTTGGCGTGTTCAAGCAGTCACTTGATCCAACCTATCCAGCATCAATCTTGTCTGGAACCGCAGCTTCCTTTGGCCTAGCTGTTGGCAATAACAGGAAGAAAAAGGAAGAACCTACAATCAAGGAACAGTCGTCCACATCTAAACCCAAATGAAACGCCTTGCCCTGCTGTTGATTTTGGGAGCCCTCGCCACACCAGCGCGAGCGGACATCGTTCATAGAATCCAATCAAGCGTTCAGTTGACAGTTGATGGAGCGGGATCAGTTGCCACAAGGATCCCGTCTTCAATGGCGATTTCTGGCAATAACGTTACTTTGGACACTGCTCCTAAGTTTGCAAGTTTTAGTTCCGGAACTGCTCTCGGTTACACTCCTGGCGTTTTTAGCGTTACCACTGCTGGCGATGCTTTTAGCTACAGCGAAAGCTATACAGAGGGAGATGATGTCCCAGCGGTCCTTTCAACAACAGTCACATCAGGAGTAGTCCCAGCATTGCCTGCTTTTGGCAGCACTACGACAACATCAGGCGGTGTTGCTGGCACTCTGGCGGGCACGATTGCAACGGACGGCGCATTAACAATTACAGCCGGCGGAGCTGGCACTTCTGCCATTGGTCAAGTTATCCAAGAGCTAACCATCAAATGATGCAAAGGCTTTTTCTTGCCTTGTTCGTTGGCTTTGACTTTCTTGTGACAGCAGCGCCAGTCGCAGCCGTGCCAGTGGTGCCAAACTTTCAGCAAGGCGTTCTCAACTCAACAACCACAACCAAAACCAAAGTCACAGAAATCATCAACTCATACGAATATCGCACTGGCTACGAGTTGAGCGTTTCTGGCACAAACATTGCGCCAGTGGGTGGCGATATTGCACCGCGCGCTTTGACAACGACAACCAATACACTCAACGGAATCAGCAGCCGATGGGTTGGGCTTGACGCTGCAAGCCGACCAACCTGGAACATTGTTAATGAAGGCGCTAGCTTTCAATTTGTTGAAACGCTGCAAGGGCCTGGATTGGTCAATCACACCTTGATCAATCGCGATACAGACATCGAGTCGATCACTGAAACAACCAGCACGTTCACGCAATGAAGCGAGCTCTTGCAATTCTTTTGCTTGCTGCAGGCCCGGTCAACGCGCAAGTTTCTAGTACAGCTGCACCAGTTGCAAACAGCTCGGGAAGCGTCACAAACCAAGCCGTACAGGTCGTTCCTAGCCGCACAGCAACCTATACATACGGATCCGGAATAAGTTGTCAGGGAACAACACTGCACATCAACCCCTTCTTAAGTACAACCACAAGTTGGGCGCAGCCTTATGAGTCGCACTACAACGAGCCGGTTTACGACACGATCGATTTGGTTGGCGCGTTTGATCCGGAAGGTAATCCCGTCCCAGATGGCCAGCCCGATAATCCGGGCAATGTCCTTTTCTATAAGCCGATTCGCACAGGTCAAAAAAACAATTTCTCAATCAATGGCGGCATCACCGCGCAAATCTCGATTCCCTTAGACCGTAGACACATTCGCTCTTGTCAAAAGGCAGCAGAAAAGCAAGTTGCTTTGCTGGATGCACAGCTTGCCGACAAACGCTTGAACTATGAAATTGCAAGGCTAAAGAACTGCGCTGACCTGATGAAGCAAGGCGTCATGTTTCACCCTGAATCGCCGTATTCAAAAATCTGTGCTGATGTAGTGCTTGTTAATCCGCCTGGCGTTGTCCCGCCCCATAAGCACACAATCCCTATTTCCTCAGGGACCGTTGAGACTTCTGTCGCTCCGAAACAGACTCAACAGTGACTTTTTGACCAAGCTTTTCCTTGATCTTTTTGATTGTCTTTTTGACGATCGGCTTAACTGCCTTCAATACAAAATCACCTAACGGCTTTGCAACGATCGCCGCAACCGTTGCTGTCGCTGCAATCGTCGCAGTCGTAATGACAACAGGCGCGCCAGGTAGATAATTCCCGACAATGGTGAGTATGGGTAGAGCTTCCATTTGCGCTTCACACTGACCATCAATCATGCTGTAACCAATGATGACAGAAGTTTGAGATTTGTTTTTTGCGCCAATAGGTATTGCGTCCGGTGGCGGGCATGGCAACTCTATGGCTACCTTTGAAAGGTCCGGCAGACGCACCGGCACTTTGGGAGAGGAGTTGCTAGCCGGCTGACTTGAGACATCAGCCGGCTCTTTTTTGTCTAAATTTGCGGGATCAATTATGGGCGGTTTTGTGCTCCCATAAGTCAACGTTCCAGGCGTAAAGTCAAGCGGTTTGTATGAAGGCATCGTGCCATCGCAAACCGTGAAATTTCCTTTTGGGTCTGAGTCGTATGCGTTTTCATTGCCAGGTTGAGTGTTGCGCGTCTCAACACAGCCAGGAATGTCGGCAACAGGAAACCCAAGAATTAACGTGATTGGCGGTTCCTTTGGAATACTTTGAGGCGGAATCGCCCGCCAACTTGGAATCTCTGGCACAACAACACCGCGAACCCCAATCTCAGGAATTTCAGGCATGAAATCAGATCGCTTTACAGCTGGCCAACTTTGGATTGAACGTAATCGTATGCGCGAAGGGCCGCCTGTTGTTTATGCCGTTTTAAGCGGCAAAACATCAAAGCTCTTTTCGGACCATAAAGCCCTCTTGAAATTTGTAAAATGGCCAGCCTCAACGCCTACAGGTCAAGCATTGCGTGATTGGCTTGCGTCGTTTGATCAAAAACCAGATGCAGCCACGCCAAAACTTGACATGGCTGTAATCAAAAAAGAAGGGTTTGGACCAGAGGCACATGAGGACGATCCAACAGCTAACACCAAAATGGTGACTTAATTGTTGATCCGTGCGATAGCACGATTTAAGTACCAAGCAGCTTTTTGCAAGTCTTGGCCTGCGTCGCCCTTATGCCAAGCCCTAAGCAAATACTTCAACGCCTGACCAACCTGATAGCCAACAACAGGCTCAGGCGCTCCGGCGACAACATCCTCAATCACTTCAATGGCTTCAATGCGACCCTTGTTGTAATGAGCCGGAGAGTTGACGGCATCACTCATCAGAAAGGAAGTGGCAAGCCGGTTTCTTTTGGCAACTCTGGCATTGCCTCATCAATTTGCTTTGGCACCATATCAAGCACCATTTCTGTCAGCTCTAGCTTTAGCTCACTGATGTAATACTTGGTCAGTGA